TTAAATACTTTTAATGCTTTACCATTTGGTTGTGCTAAATCTGTAGTAACTGAGCTATTTTCATTAATTCTAGCATCTGCCATTATACGAACCTTTTTAATAGGCTCACCATTATCACGATTAAACCAAGGCGATCCAACACCGGTATCATTTCCGCCAATATACGGATTAACAAATAACTTCATAAAGTTGGAATTTTCATTAATCTGTTTCTCAAGCGCCAAATTAGTTTTACCTCCGCCATTCGGATTATCAACAGTGCGTGAATAATCTAAAGAACCTACATAAGATTCAGATAATACATTACCCAATAAATGAGATTCTGTATTATATATAGCAGGTCTAATTTTAAATGCTGCAACCGTTAAACAATCTGAATATCCACCAACTCCATTGATACTAAAATCAAAAGAAGGCAATGATTCAATTATCTCAGATACGCTACCTTGTCTACTATTAAATGTACCAGTCATTTCAAAATCTAAACGATTTGAATTTAATGTTAACCACTCAGATGCATCTGTAGTAGAATTTACTGTTTTAACATTTTGAATAGAATCAAAATTAGAACCTTTATTTGCTTTTGAGTTATCTGCAATGGCAAGATAAAAACCAGAATAATCATCTTTTATAGATGCTTTCTGTGTATTAACAAATATCATACCTGCATATCCTACACCACTTAATGAAGTAGAATAAATTGAAGTATCATATATATCTCTAGGTACTCTATCTTTCCATAAAATTCCGCCTTGTTCCCAGTCTAAATATTGTTCATCTGTAAGAGACATATGATATGGTTGACCAATATAATATGTGTCTGCATCTTTTAAAACTGTTGTAGTTCCACTAGCAGCTACTGATGTTGTAGTATCATAAGAAGCTACACACTTAACCGAATTTTTAAATGTTGCACTTGTACCAAAGAAATAAGTAGAGCTTAATGAAAGACTAATTAAATCTTGTGATTCGTTTGAATCTATTTCATATGTACCCGATAAATAAGATACGCTTGATGAAATACTATTAGAACCAGAATCCAATGTAAATGTAATAGGACTTGTTGTAATATCTACAGCACTTACGCCGTTGATATTATATAATGTACCGCTTAATTCAAAGGACAAACTATCAATATCTACACCATTTATACCATCTTCATATAAATCCACTGTGATATTAGTAAGGGAAGAACCATCTAAATTGACAAACGAATATGGATATGCATATGCACTTGTATTTGAAGTAGATGTTTCAAATAATATAGCAGTAGATACACCTAAACTACTAAGACCATTAGTTTCAATATCGTTTACTTTATATGGAAATACAGGAAATACTAATGCATTATACTTATTAGTAAAACCATCACCAGATCCAGAACCGTATGGTAATCTAGTAGTTAACAAATTACCATTAGCATTTAATACTTGCTTACAGGTATGATAGAAATATCTTTCTGCTGCATTAGAAGGTAATCCATAAACTTGCTCTAATTCATCGGCGCTTGTTATATTTATAGTTTCATCTGTTGGGCCTTGTGATGCATAGCCAACAGCAAAAACTGTAGTCGCATATGGTAGTTGAGTATTGAAGGATAAATCAATTTCCTTAATTTCAACACCTGGGCTTTCAATTGTTCGCATATTATTCTCCTTATTTATATTATAAACTTTATAATTATTTATCTTTTTCTTGTATCAATTACAAAGTTTATGCAATTAAAGGAGTTACCATCTAAATATTTTAAATTCTCTATTAAAAACTTCTATACCTAATAGATTAATCATTTCTTTCTTCCATTTAGCATTTCTTAATGGTATATAATTCCAATTTACATTGTAAATATGAAATTTTGAAACATTATTATACTTAATAAATGCAGAATCTGAATTAAATTTACCAAATACATGCATCATAGTGTCTTTTCTACCATAAAATATAGGTAATGTATAATTATAAAATTCACTATAGTCTATATTTTTAATAAGATCTGGCTCATCTAATAAGATTATATCAGGGGATATCCCTCTTATATTATTAGTAGAAGAAGCTAATATTATGCAATTATTATTATCAAGTTCTATAATGCTGCTATTATGTTTAATTATATTAGGTCTAAGCCATTCAGGCAAATTATTAAAATGAGCATTAAAGTTATTTGTAAATACTTTATTATATCTTATAGATAATGTTAATATTATAATATTCTTATTAGATTTAAATATTGATATCCATAATGAATATAATAATAACATCATACTCTTTCCGCTTTGTCTGCTAGCATTTATTATGTTATATTGATTTTTAACCAATCCTTTTAATATTCTCTTTTGAAAAGGTAAAAGTTTAATAAGTGATACATCACCATTAATATTTTTTTCATAAATATAATGCTCAATGAAATAAATTATATCCTTATTACATAATGTTATTTCATTAATAGTATGTTCAGTATATGTGAATTGTTTTTGTTTTCTCATAAGAAATCTTTATAATTTGAAATTATTTAATAAGTGAATTTGAATATTCAAGCTCATAAATAATTCCAATCTTTCATTAATAATTCATTTAATCCGCCAGGGCCTGTATCTGGAGTACCCTGATTTATTAATGTAGGTAGAGGAGCTTCATCATATTGTTGAAAAAATGGATCTAAACTAAAGAACTCTGGAGGACATACTTCATATGGAATTATCTTTAATGGCTTACCTCTTTCATCATACTCAGCAACATCAAAATAACCAGTTACTATCTTTTCTATTAATACTAATAATCCCCATATTAAACTCATCACACAATCGTCATATATATCCTTGCCTGGTTTCTTTTTCCAGGTTCCATTTGGATATTTTACGAATGTCTTTAATTCTGAGAGAGTAGTATAATCATTTATAATAACACTCTGAACACCATTTACCCAATATCTCATATTCATTACACCAGTATATTTTACGCTTGTATTTGAATATATGCCCTCTCTAATATCAGAATCATCTAAACCATATGAAACTATATTAGTATATTTATGAACGGTTTTTAATGCTGTTATAGTCTCTGCTCCACAATTGTTTCTCTCTATTAACATTAATGGTCTGCCCCAATGATTACCTATTCTATTTAATATTTCGGCAAAATATGTAGGATCTAACATATTATTTCTATATATTGCTGCTTGTCTTATATTAGTTAAATCTGTTATATTTAAAACCTGTGCAACAGATGCCGCCCGGCCAATACCCTCTCCAACGTCTACACCTATAGCATATATTTGTCCTGGTTTAGGTTCTTCCCAAAGTCTATAGTTATCATTATCAAATTTCATTAATGGTTCACTTAAATTAGCTTGTAATTTTTCATATAATTCAATGTTAATTACAGATTCACCAGATTCTAAGAAAAAGTTTTCAAATTCTTGCTTAAATAAATTTAAATCTCCGCCTAAAGCTTCTAACATTTCCTTTTGCCAACGTTTACCTCTGCCCGGTATATCCCACCAATATATTTTGCCGGCCTTCCATTCATTTAATTTACCAGATTCAGCTCCAGAAAAAATTTCATGAAATTTGTCGCCTGCTCCATTTGGTGTGCTTACTGCAAATATCTTTGTTTTTCTACTAGAAGATATGGCAGGAATAACAGAGCCCCAAAATTCGTCGATTAAGTGGGACTGAATATGTGCCATCTCGTCAATTATCAAACAGTTGCTACTCAACAGGTTACAAATAAAATATGTATGATTTCCATCTACATGTAATAATTCATAAACCAATTGGTTGCTTTCAAATACTTCTTTTTTAATCAATTTATAACCATTAAATACAATATCATTTTTAACCAAATCTTTAGCATACTTATAATCTTTTTTATTGATCATGATTTTATGTTTTGGAGTACAACACAGAGATATTCCATTATCAAATGTTAATTTAATTTTATTCTTGTTTTCGCCTACAATAATACCTTTAAAGTCTTTAAACCCATCTTCGGTTAAAACTTCAAATTGAGTATTTTCATATATTTTATAATTTTTAACATCTGCCATATTAGCAACGCCCTAGTATATAATCTGATGGAACATCTTCAAGTGATTTAAATCTTTTAGATTTAGCATCTCCTTTACGATGGGC